TGAAGCCTTCTACATCGCCAATCAGTTTCAGCAAAGGGAAAAAGTGATAGTCGATACAATCAGCGTAGTTAGATAACAGTTTCTCTAACCGGACACGGAAGGTCTTTATCTTCTTACAATACGGTTCAGGACGATAAGCATAGAGAACTGGCAGCTTAGGGAATCCATGAGCAAACGAAGTTCTTTCTTCATATCCTTTGGACAAATCCCACTGATAAACAGCCTTATCCGTGATAGTCATAAAACAGGTGACTTCCGAATCATCCATGAGCTTTTTTTTGTACTCACGGGAGAAAGCAATCATTTTACCTTCATCATTAAAGAACGGATAGAGTTTATCTCCTCTGAACGGAGACCACAAAACGCTTTTCAGCTTCTTGGTAGGCTTTACCTTTCCTCCGAAGGTAGTCTTTAGCTTCTTCCAAAACTTATCCCAAAACAAATCATCATCGGTCACATACCAATACTCGGCAACTTCCTGTTCAGATAACCACGACCGGACAATCTTTTTGTTCTGATACTTGATTTTATTGGACTTGAATACAGCCTTGACAGCATCCAGAAGCTTCTTTTCGTCATCATCTATTGGAGTACAGTCTATTGAAGGTTCTGTACCGACCGTGAAAGCTGTTTGGATGTTCACTATATCCTGTTCCAATGGAATGGAGATACGATTCACAGGTTCGGTCTTGTATTTCGCTTCGAGTTCATAGGTCTTTCCAGTCTTCTCATCGAAAACTTTCTCTGCTTCTTTTTCAAGAACTTTTCTATCCGGGTACTTCTCTTTATCCACCATGATTTCATGGCGTTCGGGATTCCAGTCATCCCAAAGTTTACAACGGTCGGGAAGCTCGGTTTTTCTACCTTTCTTCAAGTAACTTATCTTCTGCCCAATATCGGGTAATACTAATATTTCTTCTAAACTCAATGGCATAGCTTATATTTTTAGTGTGTGAATATTCCAGTTAAATCTTTCGGTTTCAAAATACGTCCTAAAATGTGCCCCAAGATATAATATCTAATAGGGTCTATACAGTGATTCCAAGCGTCTACCGGTTCATTGATATAATGACCGTCTTTGTCTTTATCCCAAACATATTTACGGAGTTCCTCAATGATATGGTACGAACGTTCAGTAACGAACAACTCCATTTCATGTATCTTGTCAATGCCCGCTTTAATAGAACCGGGGAATTTATCTACCGGATAGATGTTCACACCCCTATTTTTGATTTCCTGAATCAAGCGCGGGTCGGCACTGTCTCCGTAGACTTTCAGCCCCCACGGCTTTAGCTTCTCTGCTATTGCATTGGTGAGCATGCCAGTCTCATAGAATAACTCATCAACATACAATCGATTATCCACAATACCACAACGAATACCAGTGGACGGGTCATTCGTGTAGCCCCAATCGGAAGCGAGAGCTACTTTCTTTGCATGAACCGGGAACTCTTTCACAATACCCCACTTCTTGAATACCGCACCTTCCGCCACGTCAGCCCACCGACCGATAACTACATGAGCATATTTTTCGGGGTTGTTTACCTTCATATCCTCCACTTCTTTTAAGAACTCTGGAGAAAGATTCTCTAGGTTATTTAGGTAGGTAGTATGAATGTGAAGTACATTCGGATGGGTGGAGACTTGAACCTGCACGCCATCAATCTCTACGAGCTTGTGAGTTTTCTCAATGTATTTCTTGTAGATGAAGTGATTGGAATCGGTCGGATTCATTATAATCATTATCCGATTCTGTATCCCTATCTGTCGAATGGAAAGCATTATCTTATCGAAGCTATTCTCATCCGTCCACTCTTCTGCTTCATCGCACACAAAGGTCGTTAACGCATGAATGGATTTCAGCTTTGCTGTCTGGTTCCCGGAAGATGTTTTAATACCCCGAAACATGATACGGCTTTTAGTCATTTTGTTAACTATATCCGTCTTGGTAGTCTTGAAATACTTGGTGGTTCCATCGAGGTCTATCTTCTCCATCATTTCGGGAATAATAGACATGCCGGCGGAAACCATAGTGTAACGGGTATATAGTATCTGATGAACAATCTTCTGGGCTTCTGTCATCTCAAAGGTCAAACGCTCAATGAAAGTGGAAGCATTTGAACTTTTTCCACTACCACGCCCACCAGTTATAAGAATGATAAAATGTTCCGTATCTAAATACAGAGGAAAGTAGATATCTTGTGGTATGAATCCGAAATTTACTTCTCTTTCTTTATTAATCCCTTTATCCATTCTGAAACACTAATGCCATGGTTAATATCTGTTGGAATATCGTCTGCATCTTCATCCTGTTTACGTTCAATCTTTCTCCAATCTTCATCGTGATGATACAGCCACGTAGAAAGAGCCTGCATATTGGGAGGAAGCTCTGCTTCGGTTTCTTGAGATATAGCCTTATCCGTAAGTTGTACCCATCCAGTACCACCACATTGAGCACACTCTTTATCTTTTCCTTCACACATACATCTATCCTGAACATATCGCTTTGTAGTACTCTTTATCTTTTTCCCACCCAAAGCTCCTTTTAAATATGCACCACGAACAATAGAATTAACCTTCATACGAGCACGCGCTAACACTTGAGATAGCCTTTCTCCACGATATTCATTTTCTTCCTCATTCCATCCTTCATATTTTCCATTTTTCATCCGGGAAAATACTTCAGGTGTTAAATCAAGACTATAAGCAACTTCTGCATCAGTTAACCCTTGAAAGGCCAATGCAAAAATATCCTCATAGAACTTATCTCCTGCATAATCGTGCTTAGGCTCTGTCATATCAATCTACCCTTTCAATTTGTTCGTCAAATACTTCTCCCTTTATAAACTTCATATCTGGATCATAACCGAATCTTTCACAGAAAGTAGCTTTCGCTTCATAGGTATCAAAGGACAATATCACATAAGCATCCATATCCTCGGCTTGCTTCTGTGCGTTCTCCTTCACCTGTTGCTTGACTTCTTTCATGTGAGCTACCTTTTCGGCACGTTCTACCAATTGTTTAGCGGCTTTATCTGCTTCCTTCTGTTCGATGACGGGTGTCATCATATCTGACAAAGCATTAGCCAAAGAGTTTTCTTCTTCGGTTTGTAACAGGTAATCAACACCAATCATGTTTAGGTCGGCATCGGTCAAGCCCGCGTCTTTCCAATCAATATCAGGAACAATCTGTGCAAGAGCATCAAAATCCCATGTACCTTGTGCATTTGGATTATTCATCAAGATATTGAGTTCCTTTTCCTGTTTTTCGTCCACATCTATGACATCAACACGAATGCGGTAGTCGTTATCGGGGAACTTCTGCAATTCATCCATGACAGACAAACGCTGGTGTCCACTGACTACAGTCAATCCGGTACGCTTGTTCACGACAATTCCACCTACTAACCCGAATTTCTTGATACCACGTTTTAATGTCTTCCGTGATTCATCGGAAAGTTTTCGGGGATTATAATTTGCAAAGTGAATGGCAGAACGATTTAGTTCTACCGATTCGCTCTTTATGTATTTACTTAGTTCCATATTATCCGTTACTTAAGCCCTTTGAAGCTATTTTTTTACTCACATTCAAAGTCGCTCTCGTAATACGGGCGTTATTAGCCTCGTAGCGGCTACGATTAACTCCAAGATTATACGCCTCATTCGTTCTATTAAGACGTGATATTCTTTGTGATAAAGTCTCGTTTCTTCTGTTTCTGACTCAGCTTTCCTCCTATTAATTTTGTTTGTTATGATACTCCCAAAGCACTCTTTCAGCCATTGGGAAAACTCTGTAAATTCTCTGCAAGTCCTGTGGATAGTTCTTCTCCATCCAAAGCATACAATCAAGATTGAAACCGACACCCGAACTGGCTTTCAATGAATATCTAACTGGTTCGGGTAAATTGTGCTGCCTCATATAAGCAAGAATATCCTTTTGTGTCCAATCAGCCAAAGGATAAACCATACCGTTATTCTCGTAACCGTTTACCTCATACCCTTTCAGCATAAGCCTACGATTCATACCATCAGCCTTTTTCATGCCTAAGAATGTATAATAAACTCCATGAGTAAGCTGCATAGCCTTTACCACATCTGCCAACTTCAATAGTTTTACTTTCGAATTAGGAACGCAATACATGCCACCACGGAGAATATAAGTCAAGTTCCAGTGTGGCACTTGAACAAACTCCATCTTAGGATATTTGGCTTTAGTCCAGTTTATCCAACGGTTAATGTGCTCTAAGTCTTTGACGAAATACATAAACACACAAACAACCCGATCAAACTTCGGATAGATTAAATCAAGCAGAACAAGCGAATCTTTACCAAGTGATAAAAACAGTAAAGCCTCATTCGATTTTACCCGAATGAGGTCTATATACCGGTTCGCTTGCTCTACATTATTCATAGCTAACCACCAGATAATCCAAATGAAACACGAAGATCACCGTAACGTTGTCTACGTGAACCTAACTGGGTGGCACTTGCCGTACCCCTACGATTAGCAACTAATCTACCGCCAGCCCCTGCGCCATTCATGTTTCTGCGCGGTCCGGCTACTCTGTTTACTCTTCTTGCGACTCAGCAATAATTTTTAAATTAAACAATCAATCTATATGTTTCTCTAATACCTTGCCTAAAGTATAATTCATCTGAGCTGCTAGGTATTCTTCACCTTGATACTCGTAAACAATATCATCCCCCTTATCGTCCGTGAGAATAACCGCTTCTGCGCTCTTTACCTCTACAATCATATAGGGGCGTTTGCCCTTGTATTCGCCTGTAAGAAGTTTAATAGCATCATACTTGATAGGTTTCAATTCGATTTCACCCTCTTCGGGAAGTTCTTCGTCAGCCTTATATTCTTTACCACCACATAAGTAGGTTATATACTTCTTTGCATTGGTAGGTCTAATTTCGCGGTATTCGTGTGTTTTGGTACCTGCTAAAATTTCATCAAAATACTTTTGCTTAATACTAAGCGTTAGAATGTTCATAATCGTGTCTTTTAAATTAATAATTAAGTAGTTGCGGGTAACGGATTCGAACCGCTGACCTTCACTAAGTCAAAGTGACGAGCTACCCACTGCTCTAACCCGCGATAGTATCCCAAAGGTACTACCACACCCAAAGATAACGAAATTATCTAATTGGTGATAACAAACAATATTCAAAAGGTTTGCTATTGACGTGAATATAGCCAAATATCCCTCTCTTCTCTGCATGTTTTTAGTGTTGGGGCAACTGTTGTAAACAGCTCACCGGTTTCAGTACGATAATCATACTGATACATTCTCTTTGATTTACCTTTGATTTTTACAGTAAAAGTACAGTAGTTCTCTTTACCAGGAACGCATACACTGCAGCCGTTTTTATTTATTGAGTTCATAATCTTCTATATTGTGCATGGCTTTTGCCCTGCTGGATTAATAATCAAAATATATATTCGCCTGTTTGTTTATCATAAACACTTATTACACTGTCTTTATACCTTTTATGGTATTTTTCATAGTGTCTTGTTATGATTTTAAGAGAAGTAGAATCTTTCACAAAAACACCATTAAGTTCTAAATAATACCGTTTCATAATTTCGCCCTGCTGGTTAAACTTATAATATCGTAATCTCTTTGCCCCCTATTCTTTCGTCTGATACAGGCAGTACCTCATATTTCATTGCCTTGAAATTATATACAACCTCGAGGGTATTAAAGCCACCGTTGTCTGAACGTTGGTCGTAGATTGTATTAATGTGCTGGTACATCGTTTTACCCATAATGAAGTTGATTGAACCTGATGTGCAAAAGTGAAATGTTACTGCGTAAGCTAAAGTCTTCTTTTCATCTACCTTCTTTGCTGCCATAATCGTATATCTTTTAATTGTTATTACTTCGTTTCTGATGATGCAAAGATAGTATTATTTATAATACAAAATACCATTTATACGTTAACAAATCACAAAATACAGTATTATTTATAATACATACTAATAAATAAGTATTTTTGCATTATGGAAGCAAAAGGAATAATACATTTGGAAATTAAAGCGACCGGGCTACATAGATACTTCGGTTCGCCATCGGCTATGTATGATAATTATACAAGCCAAGAACTCGGAATTGCCCGACAGTCACTTCTAAACTACTGGCAAAAGACGGAAGAACCTTATGAGAATGCTGTTTGCATAATCAGGAAGGGAGAATTAGAACGTAAAAAAAAGACCAAAATAGAACAATGAAAGTTTATAAATATAGAGCCAACTTATTTAATGAGAAAGAGAAAAGGAGAAGAGATACTGAATCCTTACTAAAAAATGAATTTTATGCTGCAAAATTTAAAGAATTAAATGACCCATTTGAATGTTCTTTTGATTTACAGATGAAAGATTCAGATAAAACGACTTTCTATAATTCCATCAATCCGCTTGATGTTGGCATATATTCTTTGGGGATGCTACAGCAAAAAGAGTCATTTCCGTCCCAAGAATTAATGTGGGCACATTATGCAAATTCACATAAAGGATTTTGCATTGAATTTGATTTAGATAAGATGTTACAAAGTTCTTATCCTGACTTTGATGTTAGAAATAAAATAATAGTAAATTATCAGCCAGATATGCCAACTATCGTCAAAGAAGACTTTAATGATGTTTTTGGCATCCAAAAAAAAGTATTTGGTACAAAATCATTGGCATGGGAATATGAACATGAAATTAGGTTGGTATTTCTCAAATCTGGAATAAAACACTATCCCCAAGAAATTATTACAGGTATTTATTTTGGCTTAAATATTGGTTTAGAAGAACGAAATTTAATCATAAACAAACTAAAAAGAAAAAACATAAAATTCTACCAAATAAATAGAACAAACAACTCATATAAATTATCATGTAGCGAGTTAAATGAGAGTGATATATATAATTATCAAATTATTAGTCAATCAAGGAATATGGTTGTTGATAATTACAATGTTTTGTATCTAGGAGTCAATAAAGATAAAATTACAATGCAAAACTTTGTAAATGAGTTTCGTAGAGGAAAACATAAGCCAACAAATATCACTATTTATGATGATTTACGAGTAGAGAAATGTATAAATAAATGGTCTTCACAGACGACAGAAGAAGAAAAACAGATATTAGCAAAGCATTGGATTACATATGCACCATTCGACATTGCTCCAATTATTTGGATGTATCCCGAAAGCTAATAAGCCGGAGTACTAAACTCCGGCTCACTAATTGATTAGCCCTCTGCATTTCAACCGACTCACGATTTCGGTGTAAATATACTCTATATCCTGTCTAAAGTCTTTATATTGTTGATAGAGAAATACAACATCTGCCAAATTGTTCGATATTGTGCAAGGCTTTACATTAGGAAACACTTCTTCCAAGCTCTTTCTCACTCCATTAGGCATGCGACCACCGGCTAATACACTGGGAGAAAAGAGGAAAAGAACGATGAAAAGAAACTTCTTTCTCTGAGTAATAGATTCTACCTGTGGCGGAAAAGCCATCTCTGACAATACCTCTTTGAACCATTCGTATATCACTGGGATAAGTTCCAAATCCGACAACACAGGTGTCGATAATTCATTTTCTCTCTCTGAAAGTCTTGATTTTTGTTCACGTATAGCCTTGAGTTCCGAAACTACTGAAAATTCTTTTACCATAGCACGATTATTTTAAAAGTAAATAGTATATTTGCATCATAATCGTGTAAGGGAGGATTGAGTGGTCGTGCGCTTGGTTCTCCTTTCTTTATTTTACTGAAGTATCTTTTCTTTGTATCAACTCATTCTTTTCATCTATTCCCCTACCCCATATCATTGCAGAATAGAGAGCACCTGCATATAAAAAGAGTTCCTCACTATTTGCAAGGAACTCAACTTTTAAAGCCATCTTAATTGATTGGCTATAAACATCAGAATCTTTTTTCATATCAATCTTTTATTTCCTAAAAAACATATCACCAGATATTGATCTGGCGGTATCATTACTCGTTAGACGAATGTACTTGAAGAAGTTATACTCCTTCTAAAGGCTTCGTCTGCCGAAAATGGTTAATGTAATCCTTGCGTACTTGGACGGTCCGGATCGGTTGTGATAATTGTAATGCTTTGGCCGTATCATTTTAAAGGGTTAATTATTACTTTTTTCTGCTCACCTCATTTATAAGGTGAGCAAAAGATTCATTATCATATTGTTATTCGTCAATTACTTCTTATTCTCCTTGCATTTCTTGCAGAGATAAAGCTCTGTATCTTCATCTCTACCCTCTGATTTCCACATATCAGACATACAATTATCGCAATATGTAGCCTCACTTTCATCTTCACATGCTCCACAAAAGTTCTTTCCCTCAATCTCGTAATGACAACCTTCGGAATAACTATCATACAATCTCTTACACACGTCACACATTTCTATCGAATCCGGTAGTATGGGGAAGTGTTCTTGTAGATACCAAATAACAGTACTTGATTGCTCTGGAGTAAGTTTAACTTTATACTCATCACCTAAAGAAATTCCTTCTGGAATATCACCCTGCAAAAAGGAATGAAACTCTTGAATCCATTCTAAATCGCTCCAATCACGATTAGAATTATTCTTTTGAAGTTTAATCTCATTCTTATTCATTTCTATTCTGTTTTAATCATTTGTTACTATATTAATTCGATTGGATATTTCTTGAATATCGAGTATCGCAAACTGGCCGTTTACTTCTATTATCTTTGACAAATCTTCTATTTTGTACAATTCATTTATCAAATCTCTAACTGTCTTTATTTTACCCATATTACTCTGTTTTTTTTATTAATTCATTTTTTTTATTTCTCATTTCCCCAATTTCGTAATTATTCCGCCACCATTTGCGTTTAATCCGGTATAATAGTTTTCGGGGAATATTTCGACCTATGTCATGTAGGTAGGCGTAGGCGGCACGTTCTTTATAATTCTTACCCATTGTAATTAATACAAAAAACTGTTTGCAAACAGATAGACTAAAAAGAAAAATGCTATAACAACTATCGCTGAAATAGCATATAAGAAGGCTATTAGTTTATTATTCATAATTACGTAAGTTTAATTACTCAAAAATGTGTGCAAAAACATTCATGACTTTATTTGTTTCTTATTTGGATAAATCCACGTTTCTCACATTCACGAAGAAGAGGTAAATCTTCTTCCTTGATTTCACAGGGAGTCTCACGATTGATACTCATGTAGTCGGATATGCCAAACTTGAGACGGATCTTATTTATCGTGACTTGATTTTTAGTAGTCCAACAGATAGTTAACTTCATATCTAAAATGGATTATCATCCTCCATATCCGAAGTTTTACAACCGGAAAGAGGAACAGAATCAAGGTTAAAAAAACAAGTTGTTGCAGCATTAAAACCACATATGAACCGTAATATTCCAATATTCCGTCCTTTGGCAATATCTATCATAGCTGTACCTTCAGTCGAGGCATTAGAAAACGGATCTGGATAACGTCTGCTCTTATCATAATATTCCGGACGATAAACCAGTATAACCACATCAGCGGCCTCTGCTATTTGACCACTATCACGTAATCTTGCAATAGTAGGAACCGGATTCATGGTATCCCTGTTCAATTGGGAAAGAGCTATAATCCAGATATCAAGTTCTTTTGCCAAGTTCTTCAACCTTCGTGCCACGTCTCCCATCTGTTGTTCTTTGTTAGCCCCTTTCATGTTGACATTGAGAATTTGCAGGTAGTCTATTATAGCACCGTCAATATCGAATTTCAGTTTCATATACCGGATAGAAGAAATAATAGTGTCAATATTAGATGTACTTCTATCATCAAAGTAGATACTTTTCCCTGATAGTTTACCAATTCTTTTGTCAATCGCCTGTATCTGTGAATCTGTCAGGCGTGAGTACATGATTTGATTGGAAGGAATACCGCTTTCCATTGAAAGGATACGAGCTGTTATTTGCTCTTTTTTCATCTCCATCGAATACATGGCTATCTTCGCACCTGAAAAACTTGCATTACGCATCATAGACACTGCTAATGATGTTTTACCCTGTGATGTTTCACCAGCAATAATTATCAAGTCAGACTTTTGTAATCCTCCCGATTTAGAATCTATTTTCTCAAAGCCAGTAGGTGTTCCGGTCAAAGGTTTGTTTCCGGAAAGATTCTCATTTATCATTCCGTAGACACTTTCAAGACCGTCATTAATAGTCGTAACAGTTGTACTGGTAGACTTGAAAAAAGAAGCAAGTTCATCACTAACAGAATTGGTAACATCGAGAATATCTTCCGCCTCAGAATAAGAGTTTGAAATGAGATATTGCCCAATTGTATAGAACTTCCGCCTAATAGCCAAATCATGTAACCTTGCTGCATATTGGTATAAGTCAAAAGTGCAATTAGAGGCAATTTTCATATACTCCACCAATTCAAATTTCACTCCATTGGCTACTAACTTGTTTTTTACAGTGATAATATCCGGCCTTTCGCCTAAAGAAGATATTTGAAGGATAGCTTTATATACCTGTTGATGAAACGGGTTGTAGAAAGATTCTTCTGATAATAGTTCTCTAACTTCTTCAAGCGCATTACGCTCGGTGATTATAGTGCCTAAAACTAATTTCTCAGCATCTTCATCTCGTAATTGTACATTAACTTCCATATTCTTTTTTTGCCCAATTTAATACCGTCCTGTAAAGGTTGGTATATCGTTTACGTAAATCTTTCCGGTTCTCTATCTGTTCAATGATATCCGCTATCTGCTTACCAGTATATTTCTCTTTGAGTTTTAGAAACTCGAATTCTGTAATTTGCGAAGAGAAGTTTTTAGGATTACTACAGAATGGAGCTTTTCGTTTTAGCCAATCATTGAATTTTAAATAATCAAGATTTGAAGAAACGGGTGAAGAAGCCTCGGCTTCTTTCTTATCTCCGTTAGGAGATTCTTTAGTATTATCTTCTTCTTTCTTAGTATTTGTGTCACCCGTGTGTCGCTTTTTAGGTGGCTGTGTCACTTGTTGTGTCATTAGTTGTGTCACTTTCGACTGTAAATCATTGATTATCTTTATGATATCTGTGTCATTAGTTGTGTCATTTACTGTGTCACTTCTATTGTATTCCTCATATTTACAAAGAGTTATAATATTCACCCCCTGTACGCACTCAGTACTTATCATTTCCCTCTTTTTAAGAAAAGAAATGAATGTTCTCACCTTTCTTTCAGTCCAATTCCAACGTTTTGCCAAAAATCTAATGGATGCTGGGTATTGTCCACGATTACAGATCACTTCTCGACCTCCGATACTCACCTTTCGGGGCGTTGCCTCAAATCGTGCTGACTGTATTAAGTCCAGCCACGCTTCGCAACTGCTAAAAGTCCGGGCTTCATTCCACAACTCATTCGAGAAGAACTTGCGGCTTAGTTTTATAAATCCTTTATCGTTTTCCATTCAGATTAAAATCTCACGTTAGTTAATTGCCTTCCTTTAGAAAATACTGCCCACTTACCGTTGCCACTATCAAATAACCTCAAGTCCGACACCTCTCCAAAGCGTTTAATATTTCCACAAAGATCAACGATCCACCCTACTTCCTTTGAAGGATGCGGACGAATAGCTCGACCGACTATCTGGTACCACATAGCGAGTGACATCGTAGGACGTGCCATAACTACCGTATCAAGTTCAGGATAATCAAAACCTGTAGTCAATACTCCAACATTGGCAACAACCGGAATTTCACCGGATTTAAAATGCTTGAGAATCATATCACGAGTGGAGTTTGGAGTATCACCGGAAACGATAGCACAACCAGGTATAGACATAGTTAATCGTTCCGCTTCTTTCAAGAAGCGAGTAAATACCAAAATGCCTTTTCTCTTACCACCTGCTTTGGGATTCATCAACCTTTGGACGATGTGAACAAGATAACCGTAAAAGTCTATCCGTTCATATTCCCTTTGGACTGATTTATCCGTGTAGTCGGCACCGGTGGTATTTACTTTCAAGTTGAGTTCGTTCCACCCTGAAGGATTCATTGGATAGTAATTCAGCTTAGCCAGATAGCCCATATCAAGTAAAGTTGATACCTGTACATGGTAAATGACCTCTGAAAAAACATGGGGCTTTGTCCGGGTAATGAATTTCAGCATAGAACCGAAATCACGGCTGGAACTAAGACGATAAGGGGTTGCGGTCAATCCTAAAACTTTGCACTTCACTGCATCGAAGAAGTCTTTATACATTCCCTCTTTAGGATTCACCAAGTGACATTCATCAACGATGATGTTTTTAAAATGAGTAAAGAGTTCGGGATGGTTCTTCACTGATCCGATTGTAGCGAATGTTATCCGGCTTATCTCTTTTGAGTTGAAGGAAGCCGAATAGATCGAGCAGTCAAGTATGCCGTATGAACATAGCTTTTTGAAGTTCTGTTCAAGTATTTCCTTGCTTGGCTGAAACACCAAAGTGTGCCCGTCAAGTCTTGCAGCTATATCCGCTATGATAAGGCTCTTTCCGCTACCCGTAGGCAGAACCATGATAGCATTTGTTTTCTTCTCCTTATTGTTGAAGAAGGAAACGGCTGCATCAGAGGCCTTCTGCTGGTAATCTCGCAATACATAACTCATAGACCTTTCTCCTTTCGTAACTTCTTGTTCAATATCTTATAGTACTTAATTAGCTGCTCATACTCGAAATCGGACATCTTAGAAGTACTGGCAGCTTTCACTTTCAGTAAGTCAAATTTCTGTTGACCCATTTTAGTTATCAGATTCACCCGATACCCTTCCAAATGATCCGCTTTGAATCTATTGCAATGCCGGCATTCGGCATGGCAATTATCTTCATCGAATCGTGTTGCCAAATGTGTACGACTGAAATAGTGCCCGCAGTCCGCTTGTGTAAACGGCTTTATCTGTCCACATGAAATACATCGGAAGAAACCGTTTGGCATACAATCACGAAGCCGGATGAAAAGAGAAAACTCCTTGTCGAGTTTAGCTTTCAAATCCGGCTTCTTTTTCACTGTTACCCCCGCTTTATCAAACAAGGGTAAAGGCTTATCTTTCTTCTTAGCCTTGGTTCGTTTTATATAGTACGGCATTCTACTATTGGTTTACACAATTCAACAACTCGTTTACAATCCTCCACATCAAACATTCCTATGTGGCAAACTTCATATGGTATTCCTAATTGAATGGATAACCACAAATAAGCTTTATTTCTATTTGAAGTGTTGGGGATATGTTTCTTCCAAATTTTATTGATAAGATTGGTCTTAGCTATTTGGTCAAAGTAGAAGTGGGCTTCCTTCTTGGCTCCTCTTAGCTCAGCATTTGCCAAACGTCCTAATGCTTGGTCTGTACCTTTATGCACACCTACATAAGCCCTGCAATCATGACACAGATAAATCATACCGTAGGAACGTCCGTAGATTATGGAACTATCCACGTATTCAGTAGGCTTACCGCAATAAGGGCAAATCTTGCCAGTTAATATTTCATCCATAATTTTTTAATTAAAAGCCCCGAAGCATATTCTCCGGGGCACAACCATTATTCACTAACCCTTGCCATTTATGTGTGGCTCACATTATTCCATTCGGGGACACTATCCGTATGCGCATTACGGAAATATCCATTTGCAACTGAATACTTTCATATCCCCTTTCCAACACAAGTTTGTGGAGAATCCCGGACTCGAACCGGGAATGGTACATGTTCTAATTTTAAGGAGTATCGCACTCACACTTCCCTTGTTTCAGCGTCTACCAATTCCGCCACTTCTCCATGTTTGCCCGCTATATCTTCACAGACGGAGCAGGCAGGTTAACAAAGTTATTCCATATAAGCCACCGAAAACTCTTTCGGAATGAACCGCCCAACCGGGATAGGTTTGGCAGATTCAATGGCCGCATGGATTTCTCTTTTGTTGAACTCATGTCCCTTTTCTTTGGCTTGCTTCTCACATTCTTCCTC